TTCATGTATTCGAGTGGATTAAAGGATTTTCTGGCCTTTATTTCTACATCGAAAGGAACATTAACAACATCCTTACCATTACCCCTTCCCACACAGGCGCTAGGCCACACAGCCGATAGGTACTGTGCGACCACACGCTCTGTGCGGAAACCTCTTGTGCGCCTTGAATTAGCCATTTACCGCATGACACTTGCGACACTGCCACGCACCAACTACAGGCTTTTCTTCTTTGATAACAATGTTTGCAACTATGTCCCTAGCTTCTGTTGGCTCATTACATAGTTGACAGTTTATGATTTCTATGAACGGGATGTCATCAAAGTTAACCCATCCACCTAAACCATCTGCGTTATGTATTTCGATGTAACCCATTATGCTCTCGCTTTCTGTGGTTCCCATGTGCCTTGACTGCTTAGCTGATACCACAGAGTAGGACACTTAGGCTCTGATCCTTGTACACCAATGTGTCGGCAGAAGTAGCCACCCCAAGCCCGGCCATTCTTGTTGCCATCCTTAAACTCCATGTCGCCATGCTTGCAGCTAGGGACAATCTTTGCAGTACCTAAAATCTCTGCAACGGTATCAACAGCCTTGTCTAAGGTGACAGGTGCATCAACCTTCTTAAGTGATTCGTCCTGCTCGCCAAAAGGTGTAGTCCAATAATCTTTTTCTACCTTAGGCGCTGGAGCTTTGACTACCTTTGTCATTTCCTCTCGGCTTGCCCTTTTTCCTTTAGGTGCATAACCTGCATTTGCAAGCGCTCTGCCGATCGCCGAAGTCTCACAATTCTCCAGTGCTGAAGTCTGGTTAACACCTCTACTAGTAACTGTTTCTTCAGCCAGACCAGTTGCCCACGCAACACTATCTGAAGCAGTCTTAAATAGATAAGCCTTAACAATGTATCTGTTACTCTCGATAACTTCCAACTCAGTTGATACACGAAAATCTGGATAGTCCTTAATAAATTTCTCAAGTCTCACCTCTACTGGCTCATAGTCCGCTAGATTAAACATAAAGATCGTTCTCCTCTGTTGCTAATTGTCCACCGAGTGCGCCGTAGCTGCATAGATCGACCCAGTTGTCGAGGTGTTGTGCTGATTGATTAGTTCTTGCAAGTTTAACAAGTACCATGATCCCTGCCACCTGATAGTCATGTATTGGCATTTGTAGGTATGCACTAAGCAGCATTGCGGTGTGTTGCAGGTTATCTGCTGGGTGACCGTATGAAAGGCCACGATCAGCGATTGTGTCTGTTGAGGTTTGTAAGATTTCACTGGCTTTCATTCTTGCCAAAATTCTTGGCGATTGACTGCCCGTCCTCGATGGTATCCCTCACGGAAACCTTTTTGATAATTGCCTTGCGCTACATGTGAATAGATCAATCCCACTAATAAAGGAAACAGCAATAAAGCTGCTCCGATAATCTGATTGTCAGTCATCTTGCTCCTATCGCACCAGCGCCCTCGGCTGGTGACAGGCTTAGTGTTGCATAACCCTGGGACTATTTGTGTTTAATTTGATAACGAAATGATAACGATTCTGCCTCATCGACGGCATCGTCAATCGTCTTACGGACTGGGAAGATGTCCCTAACGAGGTCGTCCATAGACTTTGCCATTCACAATAAAGGTGCCGTTTTTTTCTATGTAGATCAGATCAACTTGGACATTTTTGCCATGCACATACATGATGGCAAATGCCTGTTGCCAATTAGCCGTTCCCTTGGTGTATGCGGCCTGTTTGAAGTCCATTAGGTTTCCTACCTCAACCCCATGCAGAACACGCCCCAAACGGCCTCCTATGGCTTCTGAGAAGGATGTACGGCCTGCTCTATGGGTATGGCCAGAGATAATGTTTGTGCCGGTACGCCTAGCCGCTTCCATCGCGCTTAGACCGCCCTGTGACTTGATAGGCGTATGATCGCCATGAACTGCCACCCAGTTAGGTGCAAGCACCATAGGCTTCTTGTGGAAAGTAATCCCTAACTCATCAAACTTCATGAACTTCTCAAAGCGCAGCTCTGGTAATGACAAGAAAGATGGGATCTTTTTCATAATGATGTTGTAAATACGATCTGTGTGATTAGACCTAATGCAATCAGTTACGCCTAACTCCCAAAGAAGCTCAACACAGCGATCACGATCATCGCCTAGAGTCTGCTCATAGGCTAAAGGTGTGCCATCTGACCATTTGCTTATTGTCTGAAAATCGATCTCATCGCCAATAGTGACGGTTTGATCTGGCTTAAATGTTTGTAAGAACTTGGCAATGTTGCGTGTTACATGAACATCCTCAAAGGGAACTTGAAGATCAGACAGTATAACTATTCGCTTAATCGTCATCCTCATCTTCGTAATCGCCGAACCTTTCTGGATCGACTGGAGATGGCAAGATCCACGCAGGATAAGCTGTAGGCTCGATGATAATTGCTAATGCTAAATCAACATCCATGCCTGCTCTACGCAATGCTCGATACATCTCTTGCAGGCTAATAGCCCAGGCATCAAGAGCTGTGTAAGTGTCTAGGTCTATAACCTTTTTTCTTGCCATAGGATAATTGTTACTTCTCTAAGATACGAAGGATAGTTTCGACACGCGCCTCAAGTAGGTTTATTTGATCGCGCATTGATGAGCCACTATTTGGCTTTAGCTCTTGAAGATAATGCTTTACTAACCAACGCACCGAGCCAATAAATGAACCAATAACGGTCGTAGCAGCAACAGCAAGAACCGCCATGTCCTGCGCAATCATTATCGTTTAGGTGAGGCATAACCAAACACGCCTGAAAGTATTGACCACAGGATTGCTCTGTAGTCTGCATCGAAATTAGTTGCTGACCAGGCTGCTAGAAATGCTCCTGCTGCAAGGATTGCTGGATTCTTTAGATTCATTCTTCTCCGCCTAACATAGGTATCTGATAAAATTCACCGCGTAAGTCAGCTTCTTTCTTAAAGCTAAAATGAGCGTGGTGAACATGTTTGTTAGCCCCTGTGTACTTGCGCCACTTCCACCTAAAAATAGGGGAGCAGATTGACCCGTTAAAAATAATGTAAGCGATACGCTTTTCAGATCCTTTTTTACAGGCTGCACGAATTTGATCAACAAGGTCGGGCATGAGGTCCGGCTTGGCCTTTCCGGATAAGTCACGATCGATGTCAATGGCGCGTACCCAGCCTTGTGCATCTGGATTATGATCAGACTTACGAGCACCATGTCTGGTATCACCAATCCAACCATCCGATGTGCGGTCACGATCTGGGTAGGCATCATCGAACTGTTCCCGAAGCTGAATAGCAGCTTTAGACAGTCTTGGCTGCTTCATTGGCCTTTAATTCATCATAAGTAGATTTCAGCATTGAGGTAAATTCTCCGTTGCCTCGGTCAATAATTGCGTGTTCTGAAATTGTGCCGTCTGGGTTTTGGCTTTCAATAAATGTAACTTTATCCATTTTTATAACTCCGCACTTAGTCCAATGTAGCCTGTACCTGTTGTACCTCTTACTAATCCAAAAAGATTGGCTGTAAAGCCTGATGATGTTAAATTGAGCGATACTGAACTATTTGTGGACTCATTAACAATAGCAACGGCTGAAATAGCAGTTAAACCTGAACCTGTGGTTTGTGTGCCAATGCTTGAAAACTCGACTGCCGTTGGTGTCACTCGCATAGGTACAGGTGGGTTAAAGTAGCCAACCAGATTAGTAGTTGAGTTTGTAATTCCTGAAACTCCTGTTGCTGTTTGACTGCCGACACTTGAACCACTGCGGAAATAATACCTCTGACAAGCGGCTAATTCGCCTTGGATTGTCCCAGTTGCAGTTTCAAAAGCTGTAGCAGTAGAACCTGCTTCAATTTGCCAGCCCCAAATGTCAACAACATTAGAGGCAACAGTTCCCGATTGGTAATCTAATCCATAGATAATCAAAGATGAATTAGTACCAATAGTTTTACCTGCAATACTATCTAACGCAATTGTGTAGCTGTAACGAACCCAAGAAGTCGTAAGTGTAGTGTTTGCTCCTGCTTTATCGACATTAGCCGAACCACCAGAACCAAAGTTTTGGCGGAAAGTAGGACGAATTACAACTGCCGATGATGCTTTTGCCCAAAATGAAAGTGTTACGGTTTCACCAGCAAAAGTACGCACATCTTCAATTTTTTGGGCATTGAAAAAATAAGTTGCCCCTGAACTCATAGTAGTTCGATGAAAAAAAGTGCTTTCGTATCCTGCTACAGGCGCTGCTCCTGGGGTAAATGTTTGGCGTGTTGCAGTAGTTGTACCTGTTCCAACCCAAGTAACAATAAATCTATCTGCTGTGAATGATTCGTTTCCAGCCACACAGTTAATACTTGTACCGCGTTGCCATACTCCAAAATCACCGTTGATAATGCGATTCTTGCCAGCATAGAAATTATTGGTCTGGCCAATAAGGTTGATTGTGCCATTGGTGTCGTTAATGTCCGATGCCGAAAAGACATCGCCATTAGCGTAAGTGGTTTTGGCTGGTAATCCTACTGCCATGATTGTTTCTCCATAGTCTTATTCTAGTACATCACATCGAGTAATGGCTCTTGCGTGGTCAAAACTGTAACC